CTTCCTGTTCTCCAGCATTCCAATATAATGCACTATCTGTTGGTTTCTCAGCAGCACTTAGATACTGTACTAACTGTGTTTCATTAGCAACTTCTAATCTATAGTCAGGGACTTGATTAGGTCCAAATAATTTAGGAGACCAATTTTCAGGATTTTTATCTTTTCTAGTCCAAAATTCATTCTTGACTATATCCATTGCTTTTACTTTATTATCTTGTTTAGCAGCTAGTGTATCCTCTCTATTATCAGATCTCATTAACTGCTGGTAAGTAGCATTATAAAGATTAAGCATTCTGGTTCTAGCTAATCTCATTGCTGGACCTAATCTCTGGTCTATTGTAGCATGTGATTTATAGTCCTTTATTATCTCTACGAATTCTGCATCAGCATCGTCTAGTTCTTGAGTAGTTAAACCTTCTGAACCTAGTATTGCAGCTTTATCTTTCCAAGCCTGTTGTAATTCTGGTTCTAGTCTAGCAATTAAATCAGTAGATAATAGTTCACCTCTAGCTTCTTGACCTTGAAGTTCAAGTAATGCATCACCTGATCTATCTGCTCTTGTTTGACCATGAGTAGCAAGAGAATTTAATTCAGCAAAAGCTTGATTAGTTAAAGGTATACCATGTTTCTTAGCTAATTCTGCCCATGTTTTTCCAGCTTGTGCTTTTATTTCATCAGTAGACCATTTCTGTTCTTTAGCTTGTTCTTGTATATTAGCAGTTTGCTGTAATATATCACTAGCTGTTTCAGCCTTCTCACGTTTTAATTCTTCCTGTATATCATTTTCAGCTGCAATACTAACTGCATTATAGAACTCAGGTTTAAGCTCTTCTAGAGTAGTCATTCTATTACTACCTCTAGCTGGAAACGGATCATCTATAATATCTTTTACCTGACGACCTGTTAAGTATCCTTGCTTTAAACCGTGTATAATTAAGTTTTGAGATTTAGCAAATCCCATAGCATTATCCTTACCACCATCTAATGTTCTTTCATAGACACTAACTGAACCTCCACTACCAATTATAGCGTTAATACCTTCACGTTTAAATGTAGCAGCAAAAGCTTTAGCATTAGCATCTCTATTATCAGATCTTGCACTTGCTAAAGCTAAACCCATAACTTTCTTATGAGTTGCTTGAGCTTGTTTATATAAATCAGGAAAGACTTCATCTCTATATCTTTTCTCACCTATCTTGTTTATATAATCTTGGTTAAAAGCTGAATAATCTGCTAATGCATCACGTAATAATACTGCAGCAAAAGCAGCATCTTCTGCTGTAGCATCTTCACTAGTAGCATCCATATAGCTCATAGGCTGATCCATGCCAGGAAGCTTTTTTTTAACACGTAAAAGTGAAGGGAATATAGCATCAAATTCTTCTATTATTTGCCACTGTAATTCTCTAGCAGTTAACTCGTCAGTAGTAGCTCTATTCTTTTTAACAAGATTTAATCTTTGTTGTAAATCAAGTTGATCTTCTTGTTCTTCGAATAATTCTTTTTCGTGTTGATTTATTAGCTTTTGATTTTGTAAATCCCATTTAGCATCTTTTAATCTTAACTTTGCATTAATATAATCAAAACCTTTTTCAGTTATAAATTCTCCTTTTTCATTTTTACCTATTAAACCTTTAGATTTTAATTCATTCCAATGATCTGAAGTAAATTTTCTATATACATAGTCATTAGCATCCATTCCATACCAATCAGGTTCAGAACCTGCTTTGTATTCTGCTTCTGTTTTTATTTCACTATTAGAAAGTACTTTAGCTGTTTCTAGATTACTTTTATGTACTTGATCATATTGAGCTATAGCTAAATCTTTTGCCTTCCAGTAATCATATAACTTTTTACCTGTACCTATTAAACCTGCTAATTTTTCTAACTGATCTTGCTTACTTCTAGCAGCTTGTTCAGCCATTGCAATAGCATCAGCAGATCGTTTAGCAAAGTCTTCTTTTAATAAATCTATATTTTTATTTACTTCTTCAGTTAGAGTATAATCTAATTCTGACGTATAGTTAGTATCACTTATATCAGGTAAATTACCTTGATACTGATTAAGCATCTTTTGAAAAGTACTCATGAGATCACCTCCATATCAACATCAATTTTACCATAATAAACTCCAAGATACCCATCTTTTCTAATACCTACAGCCATAGGATCTATCTTGACTACATCTTGAGCCATAACTCCACGGTATCTAGTTGGTTTACCTATGTAGTTAAATTCATATATCTTATGTCCATCAGGAGATACACCTACTTGTTCTATGTCTTCTTTTAATCTAACATCACTACTTGGAAAAAATAGAGAAGCTATAGACAAACCAGTACTTAAGGCACCCATAAACATAGCACCAGTATCTCTACCTGGCATCATAACAGGAGCACCGAAATCAGGTGGTAATCCTACTTCTTTAAGATTTCCAGATAACTTAGAAGCTCTAACTCTTCTCTGACGTTCTAGTAATATACTTTGACCTCTTCCAGCTAGTTTAGCTATACCTTGATCTATCTTAGCTTCTGCATTTAATAATTCTAAATATTTATTCCTACCAGCTGATCTAGCACCACCACCTTCATTAACATATTGAGAAGCTGCGTATGATCTATTAGCTGTTTCTTTAGCAGATAAACCAGCTGCTCTTTTATTCATAACAGCTTGACGTATATCACTTAGCTGTCTAGATTCACCGATACCTTGAATAAATTGTTTTTTATTTTTAAAGTCTAATTCTCTATTCCAATATTTAAGAGAATTAGCTCTATAATTGTACATCTTTTCTTGATGCTTTATTTTGGCTGCTTGTCTAGCACCCGCATTAGGATCTGCACACACGGCAAAACTCGATAAAGGATAATTGGTTAGGACCATACTTGAGTTCTCTCAAGAATTTGAATCCTAAAAATTTGAGTAGTTTTAAGTGGACTGTATTCCGTCGATCTGCAATATTCCAAAGTAAAGGTTCTTTTCTACTCTCAACAAACCTTTTGGATTCTTTTGCAAACGTATGTGGGTAATCTTTAATAGCAGGTGTACATATCATCCATATAGCTCCGTCTGGTCCGACTCCAGCCATACCAGCAGTCTTGCCGTTAGGCACTGTGAAATACACAGCAGAGCCTTCCTGAGCGATGAATTTAGCGTACTCTATTGGATCATACCCGTGACCCTCTTCGACTTCTCTAAGGTCTTCTGGACGTAGATTAGAGGCTACCTCCAAAGCAGCCTCCAATGTTATTGGGTGAATGTATTTAGACACGTCTATAGTTTTTAGGTGAATAATCTCCTTCCCATGACAAAGCATGTAATGTAGCAGGAGCTGGGTGTGTAGATTTAAGTGTTAAATTTACATTATTATTAGCTTCATATACAGGTACTGTTTGAATCTGATCTGGTACATAAGGTGCATCAGATACTAAATAATCATCTGCAAATGTAGATTCATATGTTTCTGAATAATCATCTTTACCTACTCTTTCTAAAGTAGTAGTATAGAGACCTGATTTACCAAAGTTCAATTTAACTCTATGGATAACAAGTGATGAATTAACATCAGCTCTTGATTGTTTACCTTGAGATTGAGTTAAATAGAATGTAGGAAACTTAATATTATATTCATACAAGTAACCAATATAGAATGTACCAGTAGACCAATCTCCAGGTACTGTAAAGTCATCTGTATTAGTAACAGTACATTCAGCATAGCGTCCTATCCTAGTAGCACCAGAATTTATATCTACTAATACAAGTTTGTCATTTATTGGATCACCATTAGAATCATTTCTTATCGTCACTTGATCTATCCAATCTGACTGGTTAGCGAATGTAGTTAGTTTAGTAGTAGCACTATAAGACCCATTACCTACAGTAGTCCAGTTATCAAGATGAATAAGATAATTAACATTATTCTCATCAATGCTAGGATCATCATCCTGTTGCATTATACTGATTCTTTGTAAGAAATTATCTGTATCTAAAAAATAATATTCATCATCTACAATAAAATGGTACTTAATTGGGTTGTTTAATTTCCATTTAAACCAAGCTGTTTGTAATCTTTCTTCACCTGATATCATATATTTATAACCATATACAATATCTGTATTAGTTTTAGTAAATAGTACTAATTGATTTTCTCTAGAATTAGTTATTAAATCAATATTTTTAGGTAATAAAGTTGGGACTATTTTACTAGTTTCTACAACTGTAGGTTCTTGTTCTCGTTGTATATTAGCCATTTCATTAAAACGACTATACTTACCAGAGTTATCTAGATACCCTACAGAAGTACCTAAAGATATAGGTGATATGTCTTTATTATAATTATAAGTAGCTATACTTCTCAATTTAGCTGTATCTGGATTTAATACTTCTGCATCAGAAGATAGTAAGAATTGCTGATTAGTACTGAAGACTGCTAGACCAGCAGCTACTTCCATACCATCATATAGATCAGATGGAAATGTAGAACTACAAGATATATCTATAGGATCTACAGCACTAACTGCTAATGCTGTCTTAGCAAAGAAAGAAGGTGTACCTAATTCTCCAGGTCTAGATAATATAACATTTTCACCTGATATTAGTGCTAATCTATTACGGAAGAATAATACTCTATTAATATATTTATCTATATTACCTACATTAGAATCATAATCTGGATGAGTACTTCTTATACTTACAAATGTTGGTAGTGGATTAGTAATATCATCACCTATTACACGATCTTCCCATGTATATTTTTTCGCTAAAAAAATAACAGGATTACTTCCGCTTATAGCTTGTCTTTGTAATACATGGGGCATACTAGTAGCATCTAGACTTTTAACTATACCTGGCTTTGGACATTCTACCCACGCACCAGGTCCATCTAGATCACCTTCACCAACAAATTTAACATAGTAATCATCACCTTCAGATTCTCTAGCATTAGATACTTTAACTATGTAGCCATGCTTACACTGTAATGGTAAGTCTGCAATATCATTTACTTCTGATTGCATGACTCTCATTAAATCTCTATCTAATACTTCTACATTAAAATCACTAGTGTCAGAGTATAGATAAATACCATTACCTATAACTTTAGTTGATACAGTTACAGAACCACTCATATTAGCTATTTCTGTAGTTATACCTCCTAAAATCATATCAGGAGAAACTGCAGTATCAGCATCAAATGGAGTAGGAGTAGGTCTAAGAGCACCATTAAAGCCTCCACCTATAGTTCCTTTAACTGATATAGATTCAGAATCTGTAATTTTTATAGCATAATCATAGCTTTCTTCACCTTCTAATGTAACAGCTATTTGATCTCCAGTTTCCCATCCTTCTCCACCATGTAAAAGTACAACATCTTTTTGATAAACACAAGAGTAATCGTTAGAGTCATCTCCTCCACCGTCTCCAGAAACATGAAGACTTTGGGAACCTCTTACTGTTAGTCTAAATATAAGATTAGTTTTACCTACATGAGGACTGACAATAGTACAGGATGCACCTGCATGATCTCCTTGATCACTGGCAGCTGCATAATAAAAAACATTTGCATCAGTTTTTGTTACTACAGCCTTAGTTTGGTTTGTAAATCCACTAGCACTAGATGTTACAGTAACTTGATCTCCAGATTTATATCCATGATTAGTTTTTGTTACTGTAACTCTTTGGTTTGTACCATCCTCATCTGATGTTGTAAATACAGCTGAAGCAGAAGATGGGTAATCACTTCCTGATACACTATATACTTCAGTACCTATAGCAGGGCAGTTACCTTTACCATGTGTATCAGCTGTATGTACAGTATCAGATTCTAACTTTATTCTTGTAGCTACTTTTAAAGAACCAGGGGTTTCCTCACTATATATATTTAGATTATACTGTCTTCCATTTTCTGTTCTTAGTAAGTCAATAAAAGCGAAATTAGGATTAGGTCTACCAGTTGTTGTACCTTCTGTAAGAACAGGTTTAGTTCTATTATTTAGAAAAGTAGTATCATTAATAGTTAAGGCTTGTATATCTTCTGTAGATGTAGCACTGCTAGGTGTTAAATAATTTGTAATAGATGTATGATTTGAATCACTACCATTATAATTACTCTGGTTATAAGCACCACTTACTGTATTATAATGTACAAAAATCTCATCTCCTGCATCATTAACTTTAGTACCTGAAGCATTATATAAATCTTTTGTACACCACATTCTTATCTTACCATCAGAAGCTACTTGACCTATATAAGTACCCTCTGTTTCGTCTCTATAGTAATGAAACCATGAACCATTTGATTGTACATTAGTTAATGGAGTAGTTCCTATACGTTCAGATCCAGGTCTTTTATATAATCCTTCTATAGGATCAGGTACAGCATTTATTATATCTTTTACTTGACCTGGAAACTTTTTCATATCAGGCTGGTTAGATATACCAGCATAATAATTATCTATTGTTTGAGTTACTGTAGCCATTATCTACCTAACGACCTCCAAGGTTGATATGCATTATATGTGCTATCTTCAGGTAGACCAAACATAGTATGGTTGCCTTGGTTACATTCATATTCCATGATAGCAGCTCTAGATAAAGCTTCTTGTTGAGCTAAGAGTTGAGCTAGTTGAGGATTACCTACTAACTGTGTAGCAGCTCTAACTGCAGCTTTATATATTATATATCTTTTAAATACTTCAGGTAGATCTTCATAACTAATTAGTCTGACTATATCTAAATCAATACCATCAGTTAATTCATCCCAATCATCTGTATGATCATACTTATCATATAGATAACCATTCCTTTTTACTACGTCATAGTTTCTTTTAGACCAACCATCAGTAACATCCATTTTTAAAATATCACTACCGATAGCTATCTTCTGTACACCACCTACATCTTCAGGTGTATATTTAACATGTCTTTCTGTATTAAAATGCCAGCCTTCAGCTTGTAAGTCTACGTTAGCATCTCTCAATAAATTATAAATGAATCCTATTTCTGGATTAGTTTTATTAATACTTGTTACTGGGGATTGACCAATAGCTCCCAAGATAGCATTTACAGCGGAGAG